TCTAGATTAGCGTGCATCTCTCCTACTAAATCTACCGCTATACCTTCAAGATACTCTACAAATTCCTTACGTGCCTTCTCAAATTTACCTGCAAATTCAGGATCTTCCTTCAACCACTTCTCTGGAGTTCGAGGACTTATCTTAGACTGTACAGCAGCACGGGATATAGTACCCGATTTAGGATAATTCTTTAGAAATAAATCCTGCCTTTCTTTCTTAGCAAGACTATTTGTAATTACAGTTCTAGGCATAGCATTCCTTCTTATGAATAATAACCTAGACATTAATATCTTGCAACTGTAAACTCAAACTGCCGGGGGTTCCCTTATGGCTGGACTCCTCCTTCATGCTTTACCGCATACGGCCAGCTACTTCATTCCCCCGGCTATGATATAATCCCCTAAACCGGGGAGTCCAAGATGAGCAGTACAGGTTTTGCTCCATTCCTTGCTCGTCCTCCCACAACATAACGCCTACTCCCCGGTAAATTAAAATTTTTATTGATCATTCCATGTAACATACATTTACATGTGGAGTATTTCATATACGTAACATGTAAATGTACACTTGACACATCATGATACATGTATATAATGTAACAACGGGGGGAGGGTCTTAAGGGTTGTTATATGTAACATGAACCACCTTCTATATAATTTACACAACCTGTAATTAAATTACAGAACCTGTAAATTATACCTATAGCAGCCCTAACCCTCTAAACATGGAAGACATTATTAAACAAATTGTGAAGCTGAATCCGGAAGCATTGACTGCAGACGGCTACGATAGATCCATGAAAGGAATAGGATACCGCAATGGAACTCCTGTTATTGTTTACTCAAGCGACAAATGCATCCAACAGTTAATAGAAGATAACGATTGGGACGAGGAAACCGCACTAGAATGGTTTTCCTATAATACAGCACCTGCTTATATGGGTGAAAATACTCCCCTTTTTGAATGGGATCACCCCGAATGGGTTGGTGAATAGCCTTTTATAAAAAAAATTCTGGCATGGGTATCCCCACACACCACACCGCATCATCAAGACACACCCCCCCAGCACCGCATCACAGCATCATCACCCATCATCATCCACCGCAAGCCACCACGCAAGCCCACGTGCGACCCGCTCCTCTTCCCCTTGACCCACTGGGGAGGGCCCCTCCTAGAGGAGGATGCCCCTCTTCCCTTGGAGGCACCTCCAAGAGGGGAGTGTCGGCACTGTATACAGTGAAAATGGTAGGTTGCAACCTATCCCACTGTGTATACACAGATTTTCCAGATTCATGAATCAAATTTCAGCTAAAAATGTAGACATTTTTCGTGCACGCTACCCGCAGGGAAATGTAGACATTTCATGGAATCTGCCACAAAACGCCACTGTCTACAGTGTAAACGACCTAAACCACAACAACAAAAATGCCACCCAAAGGGTGATTACCCTGTATACAGGGTATTTTCCTACTGTCTACAGTAGAAATTTGTTTTAGGGGGTTTAGTTAGCCTCAGCAGAAGGATTCCTTCTTAATGCTGGCGATTTTCTGCACCAAAATTCGGCTCTGTATACAGAGAAGTTTGGAAAACCCTCTGATTCTATGGTTAGTACCATAGAATCAGTCATATTACCACTGTAGTCTACTACAGTGACACAAAAAATCTGGCAGCTCTTAAGAGAAGATCACTCAAGCTGAGGGGTTTGAGTTTTTTTTGGGTCGGATTTCTCCTACTGTAGACAGTAGAAAGTTACTCTGTATACAGAGTAAAAAACATCTTACCCCCCCTTCGGGGGGTAAGATTAACATACTATCTCTCTCCTAGAGTCAAGAGTATACTCGAAGACTCGCAACTTCTCTTGACTCCGAGAGATAGCATGTTAAAAGTAACATAAATCAAATCACAAATCGGAGGTCGGATGAAAAATCGAAACAACAAGAAACAGCCTGAGCAAGCAGGCATCTTCAGATTCGGAAAAGAATCTGTAGGATTCATCGGAAAGAACTCGACAGAGTTCAAAAGAATCCCCACCCCTCAAAGCAAAAGTCCGAAATCTGACTACAGATTCAACATCCTCCCTCCTAAGAAAAGACCTTATCTTAGGAAGTACGATTACAAAAACAAAAGACCGAACTATGGCTATCTGGTAATACCAGATTTGACAGGAACTAATCCGCTTTCAGAAGACGAAGAGAAGAATTCATCTCTTCGTCAAAGAAGGGCAAAAGCTCGAGACCTTGATATTCTTAATATCAAGCTTAACAATTTAAACAAAAAGCTAGAAAAAGACATTGCTTCAATGTCTAGCTAGGAATCAAATCTAAAGAATGAAACAAAGCAAAAGGAGTAGCTATGTCAATTTCTCAAGGACATCCGTTTAATGACTGGAGTTCATACTCAAAGAACACAGTTCTAGAAAGGTATCTTGTAATACAAGATAAATGGAAGAACTTCATAGAACAAGAAGGGGTCAAGTTCAACCAAGGTAGCAACCTACCCGAGGATGAATGGTTGGAACTTCTTCCCAAGGAATATGAAATGGAGGAGTGGATAGGTCTGTATGTCGAAGAACACAAGCATGCAGAGACTGAAGACTGTGGTCTAGGAGGGGAGGAAGAACACGAGGTTGAGATGATGGAGTGGTTGACCGAAGCAGGACTGTATACAGTCGAAGACCGAAATGCTTACCTCAAGGAGGAAGAGGAGGGGGACAAGAAGGAGGAGGAGTTCGATAAGTTCTGGTATTGGGAACACTTTAAATTTCATGGAGTACCTCTCCATGAAATAGAAGGCTATTGGAATTCCCTTGAGGATTTTCCTAAGAATTGTACTACAGAATGTCAGGATGGGTTGGATGAGGAGTGGGATAAATATGTCGAAAAACTGGAGGAAGAAGGCAAGATTCATGGAATGAATCCGATACAGCAAGAGGCATTAACAGAATACCTAGAAGGTAAAAGATAGGTAGCAACCTACCTCAGGGATTAATGTTCCCTGTAGTGGTACACCACTACAAGGCAGATTAATCTGTCAAAAAATATGGAGGTGCTAGCAATGCTAGTCAACGTGAATGAATTAGGCATAGTTAAAGGGGACGAAATGTCTCTATTTGCAACAGATGTAATGGAAGCAGTCTTGCCTAAGACTGTACGAGATACAACCTTGGTATATTTTTCCTCTAATCGAGGAGTAGATAGGACTAGAGGTGGAAGGTCATCCCATGTAGTGGGGAAATTTGTCTGGGATAATCCAGACAAAATTAAGAACAACCTTAAGAAGGTTGAGCAAGAGTTGGAAGGTAGTGATTCCAAGTGGAAAGAACATGTTCTTACCACAGTGAAGACTGCCAAACTTTGGCAATCGGAGGCTAAGAGAACAGAGTATCTTAACTTCTCTGAGTACACCGATAATAAGTCCAAGAATCTTGTGGACTTTTACGCAAGGTTTGCA